AAGCGTAGATAAGTCTCGTCACCTTATTGCAATAAGTTAACTTTCTATAAGGAAGTAATATGGCAATAACAACTACAAGTATTTTGCCATCGCCCGTGCAGCAAACTTTTAGCTATAAGCTGCTGTCGGTGCCGGTGCCAAATATGATCCATAAAGTGCCTGCTATGAAGAAGAATATGCCGCGTAATGGTGGTAATACTCTTCGTATGCGTAGGTACAATCCATTAAATACCGCAATGGTTCCACTTGGGAATTCCGGTATCACACCGCCCGCTCAAAATCTGACGGCGGTTGATATTGATGCGAAGATAAGTTTTTACGGAACTTATGTAGTCTTGAATGAACAGGTAACTCTTCAAAATCAAGACCCTGTTTTGAATGAGTGTGCTGCTCGTTTGGGTGTGTCGCTAAAATGCTTGGCGACGTTAAACTTTGCCTAAATACCTGGGAACTCTTACCGCGTAATGGCGAAGACAATCAGAGGGAACTTGGCTTATTTAAACCCTTAAGGTTAAATTCATGAACTTCTTTAACAATCTTCTCGCGAATTTCACGACGCTTTTCAAAGAGCGCCCTAAAAAGTTCGCTATGGCGATCTCCGCCGTTCGGAAGAATTGTTTTTTGAAATTCTATAAGTTTATCGCAAACCTCTTGCTTACTAGTAAGAAAAGGTCTTATTTTAGGCAGAATTTCGTAGAGTGCGGCAGCAGACAATGTCCAGGTTGCAGAAGCTCTTTTATTAGTTTTTTCAGCAATAAAAACAACGCTTCCACCAAATCTTTGGACCAGCCAAGGAAGTATGGGAAGCTTGGTATTTCCAATTTCAACAGTAATATTATAAACGTGATTAGGTTTGTTTTTTGGTTTCCATTTCTTGATTCTAAAACATCCTTCGGAATCAATGAGTCCGGCCAAATAGGGATAATCAATTTCTGTTGGAGTAATGGTAAATTGCTGTTCTTTCAGGGCTTCAATTGCTTCTTTGGTAACAAGATTTTTCATATGTCGATCCTCGCGAATTGCATTTATAAGTTCTTCTCTTTTATTAAGAAGAGTTTGATCAAGTGGTTTAAAGTTATTGCTTTCAATCAGAAAGCTAAATTGAATAAACATAAAGCATTGCTCTTGTTTTTCGACTATAAAATATTGGATTGCCTGTATAACATAAGCAGACTCTCTTCCTTTTATAGTCCAACAAAAAGCATCTCTATGATTTGGCTTGGATGGCTTTTTTCTAATAAAGCCACCGTATGTATCTTTAAAAAGCTGCAAAACATCTCTTTTGACCGACACTACTTGAATGGAATATTCATAGACGGTAATAATTTTAGATTTTTGAACAGTCTTGCCAAGATATATACAGCCATCACCATCAATATAGCCCGCTGTGTAAGCTCTAATATTTTCGTTATACATAATATATTATATTACAGGCAAACAGAAAATAAGTCAAGACCCGCAGAGACTAACCGGCAGAGACGTAGAAATACGTATGTTATAGTCCAAACCATTAAGAAATTAGTGGAGAAGGGATTAACAAGACCTTCCGCCTATGCTTTTGTATAGGTCATAAAAGTAATAGATTGAAGACAAACCGAAGATCAATTAACCCGAGACATGTTGGCTTCCACGGCCAGTTTTATTAACTGTACCGGAGGGGTTGACGGAGACTCGCCAACGGAAATAACCCGATCAGATGTTGATACGGTTGTTCGTGCGTTATTGAATAATAATGCATACACCATTATGGATAACATCGAGGGCGAAGATAAGTTTGGTACAGCTCCAGTTCGTGATGCATACTTTGCTTTATGCTCCACCAACTTAACGGGTAACTTGGAACAGATTGCTGGGTTCGTACAAAAGAACCAGTATCCTGCTCCGATGGATGCGTTAAGAAGTGAATGGGGCGCAGCCGGTAGAATGTTTGCCGGCTTTAAATTTTCTCTGATAGACTTGGAACCCGTAATATTAAGTTAACGGCGACAAGGGGCAAGAATGAAAATAACAATTAAAGACATTGCAAAAGTACTCAAAAAAGCTGGATCAATAAAAGATAGAATTGAACCATTATGTTCTACTGCTTTGAATTATCCTAGAAAAAAAAATGGGTATTTGATGTGTGCTAAGTGTTATCCCATTCAGCCTGAACGACTAAGCGAGAAAACCTCGAAAGAGGATGCGATAGTCTGAACTCTATGGAAACATAGAGAGTTGGAGTCGAAGAACTCTGGCCGCCTAGAAATAGGTCATAAAAGTAACAGAATGAATCTAAGATTCTTGGTTAGCAGCATTGGCTCAGTTGCTCAAAATGCATCTGCATTGGCTAACAATGTCTACAATATCTTTTGTTGTGGCATGGAGGCTTATGCGATTGTAGAACAAGACGGATACAGCGCAAGCTTTATCTATCGTCCGCCTATATATGATGGTCCGTTGGCCCTCAATGCTAGTGTCGGGTATAAATTTGCCCAAGTCCCAAGGATCACCAATGACCTTTGGATTATCAATTTACGCGCAACATTAGCATAAGGAGGAACCATGGACGGAACTATTTTAGGCCAAGGAACTTTTGTAGCAAACTTTGCCGGTTTGGTTAACCCCATACCAGGGACTGCCTCTATTGCACAAGCAAACCCAACTATTATTCAGATACCTTCTGGTGCCGATTGGGTTTCAGTAAGAAACTTCACACAATACGGAACTGTTGGTGCTGCGGGCGCTGCGTACTTTAATGGTACTGCAAATGCCGATGTTGGTTTTAACTTCTATTGGCAACGTGGCATGGCCGCTGGAACGGGTATTGTTGAATACAAGGCATCTGCTTCTGGTGTAATGTCTGCTGATACGTTGGTATCTGGTGGATTTACGCTGTACGATCCAACCGTTGCGATTGTACCAACAAATATCGTTATTACTGGTATGACCGCTGCTAATCCTGCGGTTGTTACTTATACACCACCAACACCAGTATTGGCTCTTGCCCCAGGTACTATTGTTCGTTTAAACAATATGGCCGGCGCAAAACAGAACATCTATAACGGTATGGATTTCAGTATCGGTTACGGAACATTAACTGCAACCACTTTCAGTGTTGATTACTTAAATTCGACTGGCACAACTTCTGGGGCAGGTGACTTCCAAGTAATACCATATGACGCGTACTTTTACCCACGACGACGATACATCACCAACATTGTGGCTGGTGCTCTGCCTAACCAGGCGGTTATCACCTTAAGTGTTGATCATGGTCTTACCGTTGGACAAGAAGTTCGCTTGAACCTTCCTGGTGGTACTGCTGTGTGGGGCGCTTATGCTGCATTAAGCAACTACGGCTTTAACCCAACCTCATCAACTTCCCCAAATAGCTACAAAATTTTGGCTACCGATACGGCGGTTGGTGTTGGTCATAACACTATTACGATTAACGTTAGCGTTTCTGGATTCGCCACCTTCTTGAGTGTATGGCAAGCGATTGTGCCGCCTTATACTCCAGCTCAGGTGATTCCTATCGGGGAAGATACCGCAACGGCATTATCCTCGATCGGTGTTCAAACTCCGTTGGTTAACGGCATTCAAATCAATGCAACCCAAACGGGTATATTGGCTGATGCGACCGTTAATACCGGATTCTTGGGCATGATATTGGGTTCTGGTGGTGATGGTCTTGAATTGACTACACCAATTATTGGGCCTTCCGGTTCAATTGCCTATACTGCCGGCAACGTTGCAACGGGCGACGTGCTCTATTGGCTTGCTGGTAAATCGAGTTATGGCGGTCAGTAATAGTTAATTAATAAACGGGGATGGTGCACCATCCCCCTAATTGGAGAGTACCCATGTCAGAAGCAAAAAATACCAAAGTAGAAAAAAATAAAAAGAACGAATTAGCGGAAAAGTTGCGCTATATGCGCGATAGAGATCGTGAGAAAGTTAAGGGAATGTTCAAGTTTTATGAAGTTCCTGGCGGCATGATGGAGTTTTCATACAAGGCTTATAAAGAAGATGAAGTTGAGACATTCGCGTTGGTTGATGGAGAATGTTACAGTATTCCACTTGGAGTTGCTAAACACTTAAATAATAACGGCTGGTATCCTGAATATTCCTATGTTCCTGGGGAGGCTAACACGCAAGGTAACGCTGCTTATAGCTCGTTATCGCAAGTTGGCAATCCCAATAAGCCGAATATGATGCGCATGACGAAGAAAATTAGACGTTTCTCGTTTCAAAGTCTAGAATTTATGGACATCGAAGGTCTTTCTTCGGCAGGTAGTCCAGCTCAAGAGTTGGTAATGGTGGAAAAGGTAGCGTAATCATGACCTACACTCCCAGTTATTCATTCAAAAAACCTGTGTTCGGGCCGGCTATGAGGGTTATAGCCGGTATCTCAAATGCTAGTCCTGTAGTGATTACAACTACCTTAGTGCATCAATATATAAACAATCTGATCGTCCGTATAGATATTCCTACCGGTTTTGGCATGGAGAACTTAAATGGCCAGTTTGCTCCAATCACCATTTTGAGCCCGACAACGTTCTCGATGCCGATAGACACCACAACATTTAACCCCTTTGTGTTGCCCGCAACGTTCCCACCGCCGCATCAAGATGCACAAGTTGTACCGATTGCAGAGACGAATGAGAGATTGCGCGGAGCCGTTCAGAATAAACTTCCATACCCAGCAACGTAATTGTTAGTCTGTTTTAAAGGGAGTAATAATGTCGAATCCTGTATTGCCATCACCAACGCCGATCGTTGCTAATAATTACCAACAGCCACCGGTATTAACACAAATTCAAACAAAAGTGAGACGACTGACACGCTCACCATCAGAAGCACAATTGGCAACTGCCGATCTTAATAATTATATTAATACATTTGTGTTGTACGACTTTCCAGAACAGCTCAGGACGTTCAATTTACGGTCACAGTTCACGTTCTTTACTAACCCTGGACAAGATGTATACCCGACCGATATCGCTTCGTTTGCAGGGGCAACTAACAATCCTTTATACAACTTCCAGA